GAATGGAAAAATCAAATATCTAAATGGAAGTCCTCATTTAAACTTGATAGTAGTGATATTCTAACTAGCAATGAAATTATAGAATATTTATCAAATAAACTAAAAAATAAAGATAATTATATTTTAGCAACCGGAGTTGGATCTCATCAAATGGTATGTGCGCAATATTTTAATCACGAGTTGCCTAATAAACTTATCACTAGTGGTTCATTAGGAACAATGGGGGTTGGATTGCCATTCTCTATTGGTGCTCAAATTGCTTCACCAAATTCAGATATTATACTTATTGATGGAGATGGAAGTTTTACTATGAACAGTAATGAGATCGCTACAATCAAAGAATATAATCTACCAATTAAAATTTTTATTATGAATGATTCAAAATTAAAAATGGTAGATTTATGGCAAGAGTTGTTCTATAAAAATAGAAAGGTTGGATCAAATTTTATCTATACACCAGAATTTCATAAATTGGGAGAAGCATATGGAATTCAAAATTATATTTGTACAAATAAAAATGAAATGAAAAAAATAGTAGATGCGGCCTTATCATGTGATGAAGCGGTTATTGTGAATTTCAAGATTCAAGATTCACTTTGCTTGCCATTTGTTCCTCCAAATAAAAGATTATCTGAAATGGTTACTCATTTATAATAAAATTTAAAATTAAATCTGTAATTTCTGTTGGAAAATTACCAAACGTTTGTAAAAATATTTTTTCTAGATAAATATGATTTTTTTTATTTGATAAATATTTATAATATTGAAGATTTTTTAAATACTCATTTACACCATCTATAAATAAAATACTAGGATTCCAATTGTGATAACACGTTATTGAGTCGCAACATAAACATATATTTTTATTGAATAAATTTTTTTGTGTAAATACTGATAGTAACCATGTGATACTATAATTTTTGTTCACTTTTATGTTAGCAAGAAGTTTTTGATAATCTCCGTATAATGGTGAACGTATTTTAAATGGTTTAAATGGGTAATCTTGATGGCATATAAAATCACATAATACTTCTGAATGAGAAGATAAAGTATTAATTGTATGGATACAAACAATTTTATTATTGTCTATATTATTGTCTAATAATATTGCTTGATATTTACTACAATATTTTGAAGATAAATTAAATCGATTAATTTCATGATTAATTCTTTTACTAGACATTTAATTATAATTTTATTTAATTATAATTTTATTTAATTATAATTTTATTTAATTATAATTTTATTTAATTATAATTATCAATTTAAAAAAATAATAATATTGTTTAAATTGATAATTTACATAATACACTTGAATTATATCATTAATCTATTAATATTTTTATTATTATATCTGATAGTAATATTTTCAGATAAATATTTTAAATAATCTTCTATATTAATATTCTTAAAATGTATAATTAATTTATTTTTTTGCATTTTAAATCCACCAATAGTTGCATGTATAATCTTTGGACCATTACATTTTAATAATACAAAAATCATAATATCATTAATATTTAATGAATGACTATAATTATTGTATGAATAGTTATAAACCCATTTTTTTTCTAATATATTAGAATAATCGCGAACAGTTTGAATAAAAATTACTTTTTCATTATGCATTTGATATAAAATATATGTTTTAATTTATATCATAAAAATATCTATAAATTAAATCAATTTTTTTGGGTATTAATTGGTGCGTTTTTTTAAGTGCGTTTTTTTAAGTTAAATTTTAGTATTTTTGATATTTACACAATCTAAATTCTGAAAAGTGTAAAAATTATAATATATATTATTATATTTATAAAATTGATTTTAAAATATAATAATATATAAAAAATATATTACGATTATTATGACCAGTTTAATTGATAAAGATGTTATCGATACTATTACATGCCCCATTACCGGGGTGATAATGACTGATCCGGTTCAAGGTAATGATGGACAAACTTATGAAAGATGTGCTATTCTTAAATGGTTGAGTCAAAAACAAACATCACCTATGACTAATGAAGTTATGACTAATAATGATTTAAAAGTCAATGCTGCAATTCGTTATTTATGTGATAAATATCACTCAAGTAATAATGGATCGCCAACTATTCCATCAGTAAATCTATTTTCATCGGTTCATGATAATATAACTGGAAAAAATATTAAATCTGATGCAATGAGCTATTATAATAATAAACTACTATTGACATTTAATTGTGATCAAGAAAATGATATACTATCTGGTGTAGATTTAATTATGTGTATTGATAGATCTGGTTCTATGTCTGAACGCGTAGAAGCTAAAGATGATACTGGAAATAATATCGAAGATGGCTTTACACAGCAAGATATTGTAAATCATGCAGCAAAAACAGTTGCTAAAACTTTAAATGAAAATGATAGATTATCAATTGTTGCATTTGATAATATGACAGAAACGGTATTTGATTTACTACCAATGACCAGTGTAAATATTAATACTGTATTAACAAAGATCTCAAAAATCACACCTAGAGGTCAAACTAATATTTGGTTGGCTATTGAAACTGCTTATGGTATACTGGATTCTCGAATTGACAAAACTCGAAATACCGCAATTATGCTTTTAACTGATGGAGTACCTAATCTTTCTCCTGCGCGCGGGGAGATTGATAAACTAAAGCAGAAGCAATCATCATTCAATATCAAGACCCCAATATATACATTTGGATTTGGATATGCTCTAAAGAGAGAGCTTTTATATGAACTGGCCAGATTGAGTAATGGTTCTATGGGTCATATTCCAGATGGTGGAATGATTGCAACCGTATTTACTAACTTTATTGCAACAATTAAAGTTACATATGCTCAAGATATCAAACTTCATATTAAAGAAAAACAATCAACTAAAATTTCTAAAAAACCAGTGATGGGACTTTATGAATACGCTAATGTAAATGATGAAACTATTATTAATATTGGAAATCTTCAATTTGAACAATCTAGAGATATTATTATTAATTTTGACAATTATACTAATGATGATTCAACTAGTATTGAATATTATTATTGGTATTCTATTGGAAATAATAGATATAAAAGTGCAACATATACTTTCAATAAAATTGAAAATGATGATTTAATTAAACCACATATTGCTAGACTTAATGTTGTTGAAAGTATTCGCAGTGTTATTAATAAAAAAAAAATCCTCCCCAAATGTTGATTATCTTTATAAAGAAATGGTATCAAATTATGATAATGATTTGAATGATGCAATGTCACAAAATATTTTAACATCAATTAATGATCAAGTATATCTAGCACTTTCAAATGAACCTCAACATATGACATTATATAATGGTAGAAATGTAAGTTATTACAACAAATGGGGTGAATTTTATTTAGACCAGCTATCATTAGCCTTAAATTATCAAATTAAACCAAATTTTAAAGATACAGCTTGTTATACATTTGGAGGTAAAAAGTTTAATGAAATTGTAGATTATAGTAGTGATATTTTTGATAATCTACCACCGCCTGAACCATCTAGTTTTGTTAATAGATATGCTGGCGGGATTCATTCAATTCAGCCAATGCGAACATCGTCATTAGCCGCATATAATTCTCAATCAGCTCCATGTTTTCATGGAGATAGTCTAATAACATTAGTTGATGGAACAATTAAACCAATTAAGACATTAAAAAAAAATGATGTTGTTTTAACAATTAAAGATACATTTGATACAAATACTAAAGGTTCTTCAGTTGTAAAATGTGTTCTTGAAACCGTATTTCCTGAAAATTATGCTGATTTAGTATCATTTGATTGTGGACTAAAAATTACCCCATGGCATCCGATACTAACTAATGATGGATGGAAATATCCAGAAGATGTTGGAGTTATTAAACGGTGTGAATGTAAAAGTGTATTCTCTATTCTTCTAGAAAATGATCATATTGTAAAAATTAATGATGTTTATTGTATTACACTAGCGCATAACTATAAGAATAATAAAATTTTAAACCATCCATATTATGGAACTAATAAAATTGTAGATGATTTAATGAATATGCCTGGTTATGACATTGGTCATATTAGAACTCTATGTTCTTCCGTAGAAAGAGATAACGATGGTAAAGTTATTAAACTCAATTATGTAAGTTGTTAATAAATTTGCACACTAAATTATAATTAATAATAACTAAATATAATTATATAATATTTTTTATCTAGTTTCTGCACCTATTGAATGTGGACCAATACCAGAAATTATACTACTATAAATGAAAATTGGATAATTTTTTGTACCAATTGATTTTGCGGCATTAACAGTAATTCCTGGACGTCTTACGGTTTGCGAACCTCTATTACTACTACTCCAAGGAGGTCCATTTTGAATATTACCACCAGACATTTTTTTATTAAATGTAGTCTTAAATTGATTATCATTATTGTAACCGTAAAGTTGTAATAATCTTTTGTTTGTCATTATAATAACTTTTTATAAAAAAGTTATCATAAATTAATAATAAATATTATATTGTAGTCTAGGCTAATGATCTAATAGGAACCGATGAGAATCCATAAAATCGGTTGCTTGTATTTTCCGGTGGTTTAATGTATTTTTTGCCACACTGTTCTGTTTTTCTTACACCTCCGGCTCCTGGAGCAAACATGTATGATCTTCCTGGGATGCCACCAGCTCCAACACCACCAAGTTGATTAACGCAGAAAATAACATCGCGATTGCAACCACAAAGAACATTTCTATTTTTGTATGCAACAGCAGTCCATCTACTGATATTTGTAGTAGAAACTAAACCAGCTAATTTATCACCACCACCTTGATTGCGTGCAGAAATTTTAGTTGAACCACTTACAGCTCTGTAATTATATCCCATTTATAAGTTATATAAAGAAAATATAAATATGATAATCTTTCCTAAAAGATTATTTTATTTAATATTGATATAGTTGTGTAGCTAATAGTGAAAATGACCAATCTGTACTATGTAAATTTACTGTATTACCTTTATCATCAATTAAAATTACTTTTAATCTTTCAATATTAACTGGACCAAAATATATTCTTTTATTTATTTTTGGTGCTGCGCTGGCTTCTCCAATTAAAAGTTGATTTCTATTCTTTGGATTTGGAATAAATCCAAGAACATTAGAATTATTTGGACTAATTACTCTATCATCACCTTCTTTTCTATTTAACTTTATTTCATTTACTGTATATAGTTGAGCTTGCGTTAACTGTCTGGGAACACTACTTTTTAAATATGGAATTTTGCCCGGAACTGAAAATTTCCCCGAATTAGTATTTTTTACACATTCAAAATCTGGGTTATTTGTTTTATTAGCATATTCTGGCAATGATAATTTATTAGCTTTTGGAGCAATACTAACTGCGCCACCATTAATTCTACTTTGATTAAAATCATCTAAAACTAATAAGAAATATTGGGATCCTTCAGTATTGACCGGTCCATTTGCTTTAACATATGAAAATTCTTCTGGAGTATACTCCATTTTTAATGGAATCCCTAAAATTGAAAAATAATTTTGCTTATATCCAGTATTTGTTAAATTATCATAATTATTATTAATATTTATTGGAGGGACTTGACCCGATTTTGGGATTGTAATACTAATTTCTCCTAAATTTTTAATATATGCTCCATCTTTATTATTAACATAAGAATTTGTTGGTCTATATCCTAATAACCAGCCTAAATTTTGATTATATTTTAAATTTGAAGCACAAGGAATACTATTTAAACAGCTATTAATATTATTATCATATTTATTAACATCATTTCCAAAAAAAAATATTATTTTAAATGATAGATTTGGGTTGAAATTTTTAAATGCTAATATGTTACTATTTTCATTAGTGATCAAATCTGGTGAAATCCCTATTTCTAAAGATCCTCCATTATTATAACCATCGTCACTTGAACTGGTGGTTGGATAGTTACATAATTGTATTGGGGGGGACATTGTATTGTGATATGTATCTGGTAAGATGGAATTACTTATACCTGGTTCAATATATTTATAACCTAATTTATTGTATTGTTTGGATACAGGAGTAACAGTAGTATTGTTAAGGGGGATATTTCTCATAGCATTATTAATAGTATCACATAGTGATTTTTTATCATAATTACCAGATGGAATATTTACTCTATGGATTGCGTTGTTAGAACATATATCGTCACAAATTTCTTCAATCCAAAAACAAGTATTTCCTAGATAACTGTCAAATGCATACCAAGAATCGGGAATATTAACAGAATATAATTCTATTTTTGTTACATTACTTAATTTATCTGTTAAATCAATGGTATAATTAGTTGAACTAGTTGTACTATTTGGATCATCGTTATGAGGAATAACATTTGGACGATATTGACTGTCAATAGTGACAATTCTACTAAATGTATTTTGATAAGTAGGGTTCATTTGATCTTGACTAACTGGTCCTCTAGGTTTTAGATATTTACGATTTAATATGGGGTGTGTATCGCTATCGTAAACATTTACTGAATTTTTAACATCTCTAACACCTGGTTCATTTCCACTATATTCATTTTGAAACCAGTATTCTCTTTGCACATCACGATTATATTTATTATCATCAGTTTCTTCTCCTATTCTCTCTAATAATTTATTTCGAATTTTTAAAAAAAAATCCACTTCATTTATTTTATTTTTTGTAATGAATTTTTGTATAATTATATCTGTTTTATTTTTTATCTCATTTCCAGTCGCTTCAATATTTAATTCTAAAATATCATATAAATCTTCTATAGAATAATTATCTATATTCATATCAATTTCATTTTCACTCATTATTATTTTATTTTATTATTTTATTATTAAGTAATTAATTAAAATAATAATGAGTGAAAATGAAAAAAAAATTGAAAAAAAATTCAAAAAAATAATAACATAAATAAATAAAATACTAATTAAAATGTCTTGTCAAATTTGCTGCGAAGATTACAATAAAACTACCAGAAAGGAGGTGGTGTGTTGTTTTACAGATTGTAAATACAGCGCTTGCAAAGGATGTATAAGAACATATTTACTTGGAACGACTAATGATCCAAATTGTATGAATTGTAAGAAAGTGTGGGATCAAAACTTCTTGATTAAGAATTTAAATCGTGCATTTTATGATAATGATTATAAGAAGCATCGAAAGCAATTGTTAGTTGATAGAGAGATAAGCAAACTTCCAGAAACTATGAATGCTGCTGAAAAATATAAATTGATCAAAGAAGAAGAAAAAAAAATTAAAAGTGTTAATGAAAAGATGAGTGAATTGAAAAAAGAACTAATTAAATTGAATAATGAGAAGAGTAATTATATTAAAACAATTGTACAGATAAAAAATAACACTACTGAAAGAAAGAAATTTATTATGGCTTGTCCAAATAATGATTGTAGAGGATTTTTATCAACTCAATATAAGTGCGATCTGTGCAATCTATATACTTGTCATGATTGTCACGATATCATAGGCTATACAAAACATGATGCACATGTTTGTAAACAAGAATGTATTGACAGTGCGTTGATGATAAAGAAAGAAACAAAATCATGTCCGACATGTGCTGTAAGGATCTTTAAAATCAGTGGCTGCGATCAAATGTGGTGTCCCGAATGTAAAGTCGCTTTTAGTTGGAAAACCGGTAAAATCGATAATGGGGTTGTCCATAATCCACACTTTTACCAGCATATGAAAAACAACAATATAGGTATTGCACCGAGAAATCCAGGTGACATATTATGTGGTGGATTAATTGGGATGTTTGAATTAAGAAGATTAACTAGTAATCTAACTTTGAATAGTATGGGTGTTGGACTATTTAAAATTCATAGAGTGGTGGCCCATATAACACATGTTTCACTTGTCACTATGAGAGAAAATGTAAGAAAATATGAAGATCATCAAGATATTCGGATCAATTATATTTTGAATATAAAAACAAAACAAGAAATGGCTACACAAATATATAAACATGATAATTTGCGAAAAAAATATAGTGAACTATTGCATATTTATGAATTGATAAGTATTGTTGGTATTGAAATGTTTAATGAGATTAATGGATCAAAAAATAAAAATGTAAATGAATTTGTTTCCATTGCAAATAATAGTATAAACAATTATAAGGCCCTTATATTATACTGCAATAATGAGTTAAAAAAAATCAGCGCAACTTACAATAATAAAGTAATACAAATTAGTGATACTTGGGAACTATCAAATAAGTTATTCAAACTATCTGATTACAAAGAAAATATCGAAATAAAATATGGGAATAATAATCACGAGGCTGGATCTAGTAAGGATCCTGTATAAAATAAATCATTTATGTATCTACTAAACTTCATATAGACAAGAATACTTACCATACTAATACCGTGACCACGTTTTAGATGACCTTTACCTTTAAAAATAGATTTTTCTATTGCATGAACTAATTTAATTTCATTTTTTTCATTAATTATTTTCTCTCTAGAGAGATACTGATTACCTCTATAAGTATATCTATTATAGTTTTTATCATTATAAATATTGTATTTCTTATCTGTATATACTTTATTGTATATTTTGCCGATTCCCATAATTTCATTAGTATCATTATTCATTTCAATAATATAAACTGGCATTTCTAAAGGTATAATATTTTTTATATATACTGGTGTATTATAAATGCATCCCGAATAATTATTGCTAACTTTCCAATTATTATTTTCTCTCCAGGTTTCAATATTGAATCTGGTTACACAAATATAAAACATTGATTAAAATACAAAATACAAAATACAAAATCAATGTTTTATAAAATCAATTTTAATGTATATTTAAACTGTTAACAAAAAAAGAAGTTAATGCGAATAATATACCGCCCCATAGTGTATCCATTATAACAATTTTTAATGGCCATTTTTTGAGAATAGCATAATTTGTTCCTTCATATACTCCATATATTACGAGACCTAAAACGAATGCGTCAATATGTGATTTTTTTGGTATAATTATAAAATACAATATACCAATAATTAAAAATAAATATGCAATAATAGCCCCTAACAAATTAAAAATTAGTTTATCATTCTGTATTTCTTTAATAAGATTAGAAAATGTGTTTGAAACTGCAGAAATATAAAATGCATCAAGAAATAATAATAGTAGTGATGTTATAACTATTAGTTTTAAATTTTTCATATATTATATATAATATATGATATAAAAAACACAAATTATATGTGTAAATTACCACAATTTTCTTTTTACTCTTTATATTCTTTTAATAACTTTTATAAAAAAATAACTTAAAAATTATACAAAGAAATGATATTCGTTTTTATGAAAAATGTCTATTGCTTTTTTCTCTCTGTCATCAAAATTAAAAAATTCTGCAATCGTGTCATCATTTATAACTTGTGGAAAATTAGGTAAGAAAATTATATTGGGGATTAATTCAAAAATATATTTTTCCAAATATTTCATTCTGTATCTTGTCCCTTCAAACAAAAACAACGAAGTTTTTGTTGATAAAAACTTTTGTATTATTTTAAGTTTGTCTATAGTATGTATGTCATCTGCTAAAATTACGTAATTATCTCTATTTGATATGCCATATTCCCCTTTTTCATCTAAATATGGAAATCCGTACATTTTATGAGCTAATATTAATTTTGGACTATTTGCATAACTACATTGAAAATTACTATAATTAATAACTAGTTCACATTTATTATTATTTAAAATACATGAAGATATATTAGAATGCGGAAACCATTTTGTCTTTTGAAGAGAGAAATTAGTTTTTGATGATGGCATATTAGTTTTTATTATTGGAATAGTTCCAACGTATAAGTATTTTTGCATTTTTTTTATTACAGATTGTGCAAATACGGGTATTGGTTTTTGTCCGGTAATTTTAAGTTCAATATATTTACTAATAGACTTGTCATATATCGTTATTGTTTGGTTAGATTTTTTCTTTTGTAGAGAAAAATAACAACATGGAGTTTGTCCATTCCCTTTAAATATTTTATTTGTTTCTGTATTTGAAAAACAATGTATATTAGTTAATTGATATTGTGTTAAAAAATTGTACATATTTTCCTTATCTGGTTTCATCCATATTGATGGTATTATAACACATAAAATTCCCGTATTTTCTTTTAATAGAGTCACACTTTTTTTTATAAAATCGGTCCATATAGTTTTTCCATCCAATTTTTTATTTAAATTAGTGTTAGTAGGTACTTTTTTTATACCACACCCATTAAATGGTGGATTGCCAATTATAAAATCAGGTTTAAATTTTGGCGAATAATTTAAATAATCATCAAAAATTATATTAGCATCTTCTCCAAATAATTTTCTTAATTTCATAACGTTTGTTTCCTGTATTTCAACCATATATAACATATTCTTTATTATATGCTTTTTACACTCTTCTTCTGAAAAAAAAGATTTTTTTAAGTTTTCGAATAATTTATAATATAAATAAATTGAATAATAGCCAGTTCCAGCTCCTATATCCAACCATATATTATTTTTATTTGTAAAATGTTTTATTGGTATTGAATTTAACATCATTTCTATTAAAATATATGGTGTGAATACTTCACCATACAATTCTTTTTTTTCTTGAGTAGACTCAAAAACTTGATCTTGATCATTAAATTTTTGTTGCTTTATCATTATCGGTAACTATATATATAATTATATGTTTAAATTACTATTAAAATTCATTCGATTTTGTTAATAAATAATCATATTCATTTATTATATAATCAATATTTGGTTTATAAAACGTTCTAAAATATTTTTTATTTTTTACTAAATCATCTTTTGTAAACCATCGTATTTCTGATTTTTCAAAATATCCATTATTCTCATCATAGAAACCCTTTGGTATATGTTTTTTTATAAATTTATGGTGATTATTAAAATATAATGGAAGATTTTCATCATAATCAGTTTTAAATATAAATGATTCATGTCGACCTTCTAGATCAGCTATACTTAATATTAAATTTTGAACTACTTTTTTTTTTAACTGATACTCACTACCATAAAAACCATCTAACTCTTCATAACCTTCTCTTATAGCAGTAGTAAATTTATCTTCATTAGGCATTGCACTTCCTCCAAATTCTCCCCAACGTCCATCAGATTTTTCTTTTCCAAATAAAAATAGCAACGATCCTTTCATTAATGCTACAGGAACTATTCCCGCTCCCATTTTTTTTCCGCTATACTTTATCATATTTTTATCTTTATATAGTACAATATTATTCTATAATATTGTTATCAATATAATATATATAATTATTTATATTACATTATTATTTATGACCGATTTAAGTGCTTTTTTTTAAGTGCGTTATTTTAAGTTATTTTTATATTATTTATTTATATTCAAAAAAAAATTGATTCTACCTTTTATTTATAATATAAATGTACTCAATAATACCGCGTAACCAAGCAAAAATAATGATGACTGATATTAGCAACGATTCCTCCAATGACAAAGAAAACACTCTTATTATTAATCAAGAACTTTCAATCTATATTCCGTATATTCATTCTTCCGAAGACGAAATTATTTCTGCTTTTGATAATCTCGGAATCGGTATCGTTAAGCGTGTAGATCTTGTATGTCGCGGTCTTGATGTAACTACTAGTATGGCTTTCATTCATATGGAAAAATGGAATGAAACTAAACTTGTAGAAAATATTCAAACTAAAATGATTTCTGCTGACATGGAAGCGCGAGTAGTTTACGATGATCCAAAATATTGGATTCTTCTACCAAACAAGAACCCTGTTCTTGTTAAGCCTACTGAAGAGATTGACACTCTTAAAAGTGAAATTGCCAATCTACATAATATTATTAAAAATCTTTCAGAATCACTTTCACATATGGAAGTGCAAAACAAAAATATTGCTTGGATGACACGCCTACATGATGTTAACATTAATTGCATCTGCAATGATCTTGCAGCTCTTAAAGTTAATAACAATTATAAAACCGAAAATCATGTGTATAATAATACACCAACAAATACTAATGATATTACTGAAAATGTTATGGTTAAAGATGAAAACGTTGATAATGATCATGAAGATTATTACTCCGATGAAGATAATGCGAAAAAGCATAATTATACTCCTCGTGATCTATGGATGCGTCGCCTTCGTCCTCGATTCACACAGTAATTTACTATAGATAGATAATATTCACATAATATTCACATAATATTCACACAATATTCACAGTATAAACTATAAAATAAAAAATTGAAAATAAAAAACAATAAAAAATGTTTTTTATTGTCAAAAGTTTTATAATGAAACTGGTCTCATGGAATGTCGCTGGAATAAGAGCAAGACTAAAGAATGGTCATATTGATAATTTACTTTCAAAATACGATATTGATATTTTATGTATTCAAGAAACTAAAGCTGAAGAAAAACAAGTTGCATTGAATAGTAATATTACTGATTTATTCCCACATCGTTATTGGAACTCTAGCCAGGGCATAACTCAACGCAAAGGTTTTAGTGGAACTAGTATATGGTCTAAAATTAAACCAATTAAACAAATTGATTCACCTGATTTTGATTTGGAAGGGCGAACTGTAATTCTAGAATTTGATTCTTTTATTATTATTAATGTTTATACTCCAAATTCCCAAGCTTTAGATTCTATCCGATTTAATTATAGAAATGAATGGGACTGTAAATTTAGAATATATTTTCAAAAATTGAATACCATTAAACCAACTATTATTTGTGGTGATTTTAATGTTGCCCATAATGATATTGACATTGTTAAACCGAAACTTAAAAAAAATAAAATAGCGGGATTTTTAGACAAAGAACGAGAAAATTTTGAATCTCATTTAGTAAACTGTAATTATATTGATATTTTCAGATTTATGAATCCAAATATCATAAAATATACATATTGGTCAAATTTCTTAAAAACTGAAAGAAGCAACAATAACGGCTGGAGAATTGACTATTTTATTCTACCTGAAAATATTATTTCAACTGTTTCATCGTGCGACACATTAATTGATATTTTAGGTTCAGATCACTGCCCTATATATATTGATATCAATTATTAAATAAATATCATATTATTATTATCATTATTAATATATAATGCCGTTTCCGGCTTCTAAATGTTTTTCTAATGGACCAGTTGATGTTAAAAATGCTAGTGAAAAAACTGATATAAAAAAATCAGAATCATTATATACGTATTTTGCTAACAATTATTGGAAAATAAAATCTGAAAAAAATGGCATGTTTCAAGGTGAAGGTACTGTACCTATTAAGAAAAATGGTAGTAAATATAAAGCTCCTGTTTTTATCAATGATTCTGGTTGTCTAGCAGCAGTAGGGGGATTTAATAATGATAATTATAAATTAATGTATCAAATAAGTAAAGGTAAACGATTTTGTAAAATTAATTGCAAACGATTGGAAAATATAGTAACTGATCCAAGATTTGATAGTGGAGAAATTAATTATATTATTGATGGAGAATGTATTTCTTCTGAATTAGTTAAATCATTATTATCAGAGAATGCCAGAAAAAGTTTATGTGAATATATATTTACAAATAAAGAAATGTGGGAAGCTACATATTCAAATATGAATTTAAATATAAATTGTATCGAGCAAGAGAACTCGTATAATATGGGCGCGAATCTATGTTTAAAGGATAATAATCCCGATACAGAAATTAGTTTTGCCGGACCAACATTTACTATAAATAAATCAGCAAATACATGGGATAACTTTACTGGAATTAGTAATAATTTAAATTATATAACTTGGCCAATACCTACTGTAGAGTCAAATAATCCAGGAGTATTTTATACTAATTCAGCTTCTAAATCATGTACACCATGCAATGGAACACAGTATCCATATAAAAATAATGATAATAATATATGTATTTCTAAAAAATTTATTAGATGGGATAATAAAAGTGCTTGTACATATGATTTTAATAATCTAATAGAAAAAGAAATACTTCAATCATTTTTTTATCCTCGGACATTTAATTTTAATCCAATATCTTCATTATTGAGACAAAATGACATACCAGTATAATTATAATATAAAATTGATGTAATATTATTAATAATTAATATATTATTAATGAAAAATGGAAAATCTTTCAATTGAACAACTTGAAGTATATAATAAATATATTAATAGTGAAAATATATTTATTACTGGGCCAGGTGGCTGTGGTAAGACATATTTAATAAGATTAATTGTTGATCATGCAAAAAAAAATATAAAAGAATACCAAGTATGCGCTATGACTGGATGTGCTGCTATTTTGCTTAATTGTTCAGCGAAAACTATACATTCATGGTCTGGTATTGGTTTGGCTAATGGAAATATCGACGATATTGTGTTTCAAGTTACAAATTCTAGAAGTAAGCGTTCAAATTGGAAAAAGGTAGAAATTTTAATTATAGATGAAATTAGTATGTTATCACTAAAATTATTTATAATTTTAGATAAAATTGCTAGAATTATAAAAAAAAAACCAAATATTCCATTTGGAGGAATACAATTGATATTTTCAGGAGATTTTTATCAACTGCCGCCAGTATCGAATAACATTGATGATATTGAATCAAATATGTTTTGTTTTGAAAATGAATTATGGGATGAAACATTTAAAACGCCATGTTTTTTGAAAACAATATTTCGCCAAAAAAATGATAATCAATATTCTAAAATCTTAAATGAGATTCGTATTGGTAGATTACATCGCTCTACATGCGAATTATTAAATAAACAGGTCAATAAAAAATATGATAATATTATTAAACCCACAATTTTATTTCCCAGACGCTCGGATGTTGATAATATTAATAAGATAGAATATAATAAATTAGATGGTGAAGAGAAATCTTATAAAATAGAATCGAATAAAAAATTAACAGATAAAGATGATTTATTCAGCGAAATTGATAAAGATTATGAAATTAATTATTTGACTAATAATATTATGGCTGAAAAAAATCTTTCACTTAAAATTGGAACAATTGTTATGTGTGTAGCTAATATAGATATGGATAGTGAGTTTCCAATTGTTAATGGTAGTCAAGGCACAGTCATTGAATTTGTTGGAAATTTACCAAAAGTAAAATTTACAAATGGAACTACAAGAGTAATTGCAAAACATACATGGGTTAGTGAAAAAATTAAATCTACTGGTGTTTTACAAATACCACTAATATATGCATGGGCGATTACTATTCATAAATCGCAAGGGGTTACATTAGATGTTGCTATGATTGATGTTGGAAATAGTATTTTTGAATGTGGACAGACATATGTTGCTCTATCTAGAATTACGTCATTAGATGGTTTATTTTTAAAAGGATTTAATCCACTTAAAATTAAAGTTAATAAAAAAGTTCTAGAATATTATAACAAATTTAACTAATATATATTTTACATCTTGGAAAAATCCAAAGGTATAAATGTTCAAATATGTAAACTAATCATATAAAATATCAAACATTAATGCGCAAGACCAATCCATATTATTGAATCTTACTACTCTACCATATTCATCTAGTATTTGAAAATGTAATTTTTGAATTTCAATTGGTCCGAAATATTCTCTTGTTCTATTTAATGACGTATTATAATCATCATCTTCACCAAGCCTGAATACTCCAGCATCTTGTTCTAGTTTTGCATAATTAATTCTTCCTAATATATGCGGTGATAATATTGACTCTGAAAATGCAGCTTTAAAATAATTGTTTGCAGCATTACTAAATTCGTTCACGCAGAAATATATATATCTAGGTCCTGTTATTAGACAGATCCCTTCTGAAATTGCAATTTCATTTAAACCATATGTCCCCAATCTAAAACCAAGTTGCCAACCCAATTTTAATGGCATTGGCTGTTGTAAATCTTCTTTACCATCAACGTCTACATTAAATCTTATTTTAAATGATGAAATTAATGGTATTCCTTGTGAATGGCATGAATCTGGAACACCTAAATTCCATGTATAGTATTCTGATGTTGATATATCACTTTTTATTTTTCTTTCTGGGCAGGAGTAATCTTTGATGTCCTCAAACAAAAAATTTTTATTTGTACTATATGATATATCATAGCCTACATTAGGAATTAATGGTATTTGCGGTTTTAAAATTTGTAACCCTGACATATTTTCATACGGTGCTGGAACTAAACATTTTTTATCAGTTACTAACGATGGTTGATTATTTGATTGTTCAGTTTGTGGAATTATATATTCTCGTTTTGATGATGGGCGTGAAAAAATACTATGCCCATCTATTGGGTTTACGCTAAAACATATAGTAAATTCAGGATCTAAACCGACATTATATAATTCTGAATTTATTGTATCTTCAATACAGCCGGTATGATTTTTTCTATCAACTCGACTAGAATAATTTCCAGGTGGTAACTTTACTACTAAACCATTTATTTTCCAAGGAAAGAAAAATACTGGATTAGGAGTATCACTATATATTGTATGTTCATTTTCTCTAAAATATGCTACTAATTCTTTTGTTGTTGGGTATTTTGAACTATCACTAGAACACGAAATATTGTTAGTTTTTAAAAATATATTATCTTTATTTATTCCTGGTCGTAAATATTTATATATAAATTTATTATTAGTATCATCACAAAAAAATTTTGTTATTTGTTTATTAACGTTATTGGGCATCATGCCACTCGTCGGTTCATAACGTGATGTAAATGTTTTTGCATACTTTTCTATCCATTCACGTGCAGATGAGGCTTGCTGAATTGGTGTCTTACAATTAGCAAAGAAAAAATATTCTTCTTGCGAGTCTTGATTTGGCCAACCTCCATCAAAAGAAACTTCTGTATACGGCGCTACTAACCCGTTAGTGTATGATGACGGTGTCGATAGTTCAATATGTTGACTAGGTCCACTACTATAATCTGGATCATTTTCATATATTCTTTCGATAGTAGATAGCATATTATAGAATGAATTTATCATTTTATGTTGTGCTCTTGCCCATGGGTTTATTTCTGTTGTTGACTCCCACTTGCTAGTACTAATATTACTACAATTTATAATATCGTTACATTGTCTTCCATAACCCCAGGTTGCGAGTGGATTAAATATAGCATCAACTGTAAAAGTTGTATTGTCTCTAAATTCGCTGATAGCATAAACTGTTGTAGGCATTTCTAATGATGCTAATCTCATACTTACTACTTTTGTAAATTTTTCTGGAAGATTAACAATAAAATCGCTACTTGTAGTATTAAAATATTTTGGTCTAAACCGAGTATCAATATTTATAGCTTGTTTTATAGTTTTTATATTAATTGGGTTAATATATCCTGGTGGATATTCTCCGGAATCTACAACTCTACCTTGAAATAATTTTGCTTTTAACCCAGCAATTCTATTATGATCTTTTATTATCGAGTGTGATCCTGAAACTTCCATTAAAGCATTATATGGTTGAGAGAATGTTCCTTCAGTACTTTTATCTATATTATTTTGAGATTCATCATTTTTCTTTTTATCGTTTATTAAGTTTTCTAAAGCTTTGTTTAAAAAAATTATTAATGCTTCTTTTTTAGTTTCATCAACATTATAACCATTTAAAATATTTGTTTTATAATTTGAAATATTAGCATTTATATCATCTAATGAAGCTCGATCTCCGATACTAAAAATTTCTTTTAATTCTTTATTTGAATATTTTGAAATATCTAAGTCTAGAGAATTCATTTATATTAAAATGTGAATATTTTTTATATAATATTTATTTCTACATATATAATATGGGTTTTCATATTATAGATTCACACACTTTTTCACATTTTTTTTTTGGATTTATATGTAAACTTGTTATTTTTTCAAATATACCACTGTATTCGTTTATTATTTCTAATGGTATACATCTAATCGTTGAAATAAATGAACATAATTATGATAATAATAATAAACAACTAGAATCTTTTACTAATCATTTAGGTGACGTTATAGCATTTTTTATTGGATGGTATTTATGTTATTATTTTAATTATAATCTTTCAAGTAAAAAAAAATTGGATGTTTTTTTAAAATATTTTCTTTTATCTATAATTTTTATTGGATTATATTCTGAAACATCTCGTGAAATATATCCATATCATAAAGGTTATATATTTGGGCTTTGTAAAGGAGCTTTTACAAAATAATTTTATTTATTTCTTTCGTCTAAAAGCATAATAGCCATTGCGGCATAATTATGTAGATCAATTAATGTATCTCTTAATGATTCACTATTCACTAATGATATATTATTTCTTGTAATAGATTGAAGTCTTTGAATTTTGTCCCCCATTCGTACTAATACCCCAATAGTTCCATAATTTGCAAACGCATCACCATAATCTGTATTCTTTTTTTCAAAAAGTTCTAATCCTTCTTTTTGGATAATTTTCATTTGAGATACTCTATCTGTAACATTCTCCATATCAAATTGTCTAATAATATTAATAATAATATATCTTTAATATTATTAATATCAATTTTTTGTTATTATCAATTATATTCTACTATTTCTATAATTCGCTATAGCACGATTAGTACTTCTTGACCAACTAGCTCTATTATGTGGTTTATGATACCAGTCATTTGTTTTTATTATTGTATTATGCTGGAAAACCATGTTTACAATATATGGACCCTGGGAACTTCTACCTTTTGACCCACCTAATGTTGGTAAAAAATTTGGCATGTATATATATATACACACATAAAAAAATTATATTTAATATTTTTTACATTTTTTATATGGAGTTATCTTGTTACTCTTAACAATAAGTTATTTCTGATAATCAAGAAAGTGAGGTTAAAAATTATAT